GTAATCAGTAATAGTTTTACAAATGCTAACACAGATACTGCATTAATATCTACAAACACAATATTACTTGCAGAGTTAGCACACATAAAACCTGCATTAGGTAAAAAGTTTTATGAAGAAATAAAAACACAACATCACAATGGTAGTTTAACTACTGCTAATCAAACATTAATGGATGATTTTCTCACTAGAACTTTGTGTTGGTTTGTAAGGTTTGAAGTTATAAGCGAAGTACAAAATAATAGTACAAGTGCAGGAATTGTAAATAATATAGATGAGTTTGCTACTATTATAGATCCTTCTGAACTAAATGCTTATAAACAAGATACATATAGAAAATCAGAAATATATTTAAAAGATATGATAGATTATATGGAAGATGAGGATCAAGATGGTCAATATCCTACATATGAATCAGATAGACCAAGAAGGGGTCATACATATAAAAATCATGGTATAATTATGTATGATAGTATTTACCAAAGACCAAGAACATATACAAGTTGGAAAGATTTTTGTCCATGTGATGATTGTTAAATAAAATAAATTATGGCTGCAAACGAACATAAAAATTTACAAGATGCTAATAGACACAACCCAAAAGGGTTTGAAGTTGCAACTAATGATACAGTTTTGTCTAAAGGTTCAAGTGATGGTAGTGGTACAACAGATGGTAGTTTAGAATATATATCTAAGTCTTTAGTTGGTGTAACAAACTATAAGATGCAAGGTTACATAGGTACAGGATTAAATAATTATTCTTATGGTGAAGATTTAATAGACAATAAAGCACCATATCAATGGGATCAAGATTATGGTTCTACTACAGTATCTGGAGGGTCAATATTACCAAAAAACTTTTTTAGAGCAGGTTCAGGTCATGTAGTACCTTTTGCATCTACAGTCCAAAGAATTAAAGGTTGGTTGTCAAGTGACGGCACAAATGCAGTAACTATAGCTATTTGTAAAATTACACCTGTAGCTGATAGCACTTCTAATGTAGTGCCTGTCGTTGTAGATGAGATTGCAGTAACAGGTTTAGGTAATGATAGTAAATTAGTAGCTTTTGAAGAAACAACAATTACATCAGCATCTTTAGCAGCAGGTGATATTTTATTTCCAATGTTCAAAGAAGGTGGTGGTGCAGGATCAGAGATTTTTGTAAACTTAACAATAGAAACATATACATATTAAAAAAATAAAACATGGCAACAACAGTAGAAACAGCAGATTTAACAGTAACAATAACAGAAAATTATTCATTAATGGGTACAGATTATGGTAGCACCTGCACAAAAACATATACTACAAATGGTGAGGTAATACAAAGATTAATGAGTATTGCAGGTAAAGGTAGCGAAAGTGCTACTTTTACGGATATATTAGCATTAAGCACAGTAGATGGTCAGGGTCAGGTAGTAAAAGCAGATTATAAATATTTTAGAATAAAAAATTTAGATGATACTAATAATTTGAATCTTAGATTGTATAATGGTGCAGACTATGTATATTTTAAAGTAGAACCATATTGTGCAGTAGTTTTAATGTCACCAGATTTAGATGCAACTACAGCAACAGGTGTTGTAAATTTTGCAGACATTCAAGCTATAGCAGGGCAATCATCACATGCAACAGATGCGGTAGATGTTGAATTTATTATAGTTACTACATAAGATGTCTAAAAAACGTAAACTCAACTCACGCAACCCTAAGTATGGTGGTGTGAAAGTAAAAGAAGATAAGTACAAAAAAGAGTTTGTACATGAAGTTAAAGGAGTAAAAATTTATAAATTACACAGTATATAATTATGCCTTGTTACGAATGTGAAAATGGTAAATGGAAGTTTGGTGAAACTGGTAGATGTCAGTATTCTACTAAATCAGAGTGTGAAACTGCTAACAAAGACTACTATGCAGAAGAAACTTACGATGATTATCCACAAGCTGCAAGTACAAATGCTAAAAGAGCAATCAAATATAAAGAAGAAAATGGAAGTTCTTGTGGAACTATCGTAGGGTGGACAAGAGCCAGACAAATCGCAAACAGAGAAAAGTTGACAAGGAGAACGATTGCAAGGGTTGCATCATTTAAAAGACATCAACAGCATAAAGATGTACCTTATGATGAGGGTTGTGGAGGTATAATGTGGGATGCTTGGGGAGGGTCAGAAATGATAGAGTGGGCAATAAAAAAATTAGATCAAATTGATAATCCTAAGAATCAAGAAAAAAGAGAAGTAAGTGATAGAATAAAAGCAACACTTAAAAATAAAATGGAGAAGCACAATGAAGATGTAAAGGACTTGAAGAAAGATTGGAATCCAAGAGTAACAGTAGCAAAATTAGAAAAAGTTTTTTTAAGAGGTGTTGGTGCTTATTATACTAATCCAGAAAGTGTAAGAGAGGGTATTACAGGTCCAGATCAATGGGCAATAGCCAGAGTAAACTCTTTCTTATTTGCAATGAGAAATGGTAGGTATAGAAGTGGTAAACATGATACAGATTTATTACCAGACAAACATCCTATGAAAAACACAAAAAAAGAAAAAAACAATATGGAAAAAGAAAAAAAATATTATAGTGATGATGAGCATGATTATCATTTACATTTGACAGAAAAAATGATGGCAGAATTACACACACTCGGTGAATTAGAAATTATGGTAGAGGAGGGAGAAGAGAGAATGGTAATTAAGTTAACTTATGGCGATCAGGAAATGAAAGAAGAAGAAATAAAACAAGAGTTTGAAAATATAGTTGCTAAAATTCTAAAGAAGTAATAATGGAGATAGGCAAAAACACAAAAATTAAATTATCTTTAGAAAGTTTTGTGTCAATAGGTGCTACAATAGCCATTGTTGTAACTATGTATTTGTCTTTAAAAAGTGAAATAGCTATAGCTAAAGAACTACCAAAACCAGTTATTACAGCAAAAGAATATGAGTTGCATGACCAACTAATAAAAAACACAATAATGCAAACTCAAGAAGATATTGAAAAAATGCAAAAAACCTTAGATAGAATAGAAGATAAAATATATAATAGATGAGTATATTATCAAAAATATTTAGTAGTGGTGCAACAGAATTAATAAAAGGTGTTGGGGATGTTGTAGATAATTTAACTACTACAGAAGAAGAAAGACTAGAAGCAAAAAGAAAAATTGAGCATATGGTTAGTAGCTTTGAAGCTGAGATGCAAAAAGAAGTTACTACAAGATGGACTCAAGACATGAATAGTGATAGTTGGTTAAGTAAAAATATAAGACCACTTGTGCTAATATTTTTAGTTTTTAGTACAGTTTTACTTATATTTATAGATGCAGGAGTTATAGATTTTGAAGTAAAAGCAAGTTGGGTAGATTTGTTACAGCTTGTTTTGATAACTGTAATAGGTGCTTACTTTGGTGGTAGGTCATTTGAAAAAATAAAAAAATAATATGCCTTATAAATATTTTAAACTCAAAGAGTTTGCTTGTAAATGTGGTTGTAATCATAACAACATAAACAAAGAATTATTAGACATGCTTGAACAAGCTAGAAAAATGGCAAAATTACCATTTGTTATAACAAGTGGTTATAGATGTGAAAATCATCCAGAATCTATAAAAAATCCAACCTCATCACATATCAAGGGTTTAGCTGTAGATATAAAATGCAGCGACAGTAAAAGCAGAGCAATAATATTAGATGCTTTGGGGTTTGTCGGTTTTAGAAGGTTTGGGTTGCATGACTCATTCATACACGCTGACATAGACGAAAGTAAGTCAAATCCAGTTATTTGGCTTTATTAATTTTTTAAAAAAAAAATAGTTTTTTGCTTGGATAATTAATATATATTTAATTATCTTTGCTCTGTTTTGTGGTTCTCACAAAATTCTCAAAGTGTTTAGTTTAGTTAAGAAAGGGGAGTTAATAACTTCCCTTTTTTGTGCAATATATGGCTACTTTTTTGTATAGATTTGTCCAAATCAATAACTTACAAAAATGACAAAACAATATGGAAAGCGTTTAAGATTGAGTGAGGAGGAGGTTGAAATGATCTTAGAAAGCAGGGCTGACAGCACAGCTAACATAAATGGAAACACAGCACTAGAAACACACTTATATGAGAGAGGTATAGATAAAAAAGATGTAGTATCTGTAAAGCATTGGCAATCTGCGAGTGGTGAGTACAGATTTAGCATAGTAACAAAAGAAGATGTATCTATAGATAAAAAAGATATTTTAGATAATGTATGTACTCTAATAGAAAAACATTCACCATACTACAAAAAACCAAGAAGAAATAAAAATAAAGGAGGTCACTTATTAGTTATAAATCCTGCTGATATACATATAGGTAAATATGCAAACAAAGTAGAAACTGGTAATAACTATGATGTTGAAACTGCTTGTATGCGTGTTATAGAGGGCTTAGAAGGACTTTTAGATAAGTCAGAAGGGTTTGGTATAGAAAGAATATTATTTTGCGTAGGAAATGATGTTTTGCATGTTGACAATGTTTACAACACAACTACAAAAGGTACTAATCAAGATGTTGATGGTAAATGGTGGATGCACTTTGAGTTTGCTTTAGGATTATATGTAAAGTGTGTAGAGATTTTAAGAGAGGTTGCACCTGTAGATGTAGTACACAGTATGAGTAATCACGATTATCAAAGTGGTTTTCATTTGGCACATGCACTCAAAAGTTGGTTCAGAAAAGATAGTGAGGTTTCGTTTGATATTAGTGTAGCTTACAGAAAATATTATGAGTATGGTACAAATCTTATTGGTATAGAGCATGGAGATGGTGCAAAAATGGATAACTTACCTCTACTTATGGCACAAGAAAGACCAGAGATGTGGAGTAACACTAAATATAGATACTGGTATTTACATCACTTACACCACAAAGTAAAACATAAATGG